AACAACCTGTCCTTCACCGGCATCACCTCTGCTGGCTTGAAGGTCATCAGCGTCACAGCCAACCAGACCATCACCGGCACCTTCACCTGCTCAGCAGGCACCAACGCCACGATGCGTCACTTCGTCCGCTCTGACGCAATCGGCACCACACGCACATTGACCTGCGCGGCTGTCAGCCTCACTGACGTTGACTTCCGTGACATCACCATAGCCGGTGCAGCAGCGCCAGCAACAGGCACGCGCATCGGCGACTGCAAGGGCAACAGCGGCATTACGTTCACGGCTGCGGCGAACAAGTATTGGAACCTCGCTGCTGGCGGCAACTGGGGTGGTGCTATTGGTTGGGCTACAGGCAGCGGCGGCACGCCGAACATCAACAACTTTCCGTTGGCACAGGACACCTGCTTCTTTGAAGCTACGGGGCTGAACAGTGGCGCTACCATCACCATCAACCAAGCCTACAACATCGGCACCATCGACATGTCGGCTAGGACGACGAATACGATGACGTTGGCTTGTACATTTTCTCCAACTTTTTATGGTAATTGGGTAAATGGCACAGGAACCACAATAAGTGGTTCAGGTGGGTTTACTTTTGCAGGTAGAGGTTCTCAAACTATTACCAGCGCAGGTAAATCATTTACGCAAACAATTAGTATAGATACACCTAGTGGATCTGTTACATTGCAAGATGCGTTTGTCATGTCTGTGGGGTCGTCTCAGGCTTTAGCAATAACAAGAGGAACTTTTGATGCTGTTTCTTATAATGTAACGGCAACAGGTGTTGGTGCATCTAATAGCAATATACGAACTGTAGCTATAGGCTCTGGAACTTGGACCTTAAGTGGAGCATCGGAGCAGTGGAGCACAACCACCTCCACCAACCTCACCGTCACCGGCACCGGCACCATCAGCCTCACCTCCGCATCAGCCAAGACCTTCGCAGGCGGCGGCATCTCCTACAGCAGCATCACCCTCAACCAAGGCGGCGCAGGCACGCTGACCATCAGCGGCAACAACACCTTCGCCAACATCACCAACACCTACAGCGCCACTGGTGCCACCACCATCGCCTTTGGCACAACGACACAGCGTGTTGGCAGCTTCACTGCCACTGGTGAAGCTGGAAGAGTGTTGACGCTGACAGGCTCTTCTGCATCTTCTCCATGCACACTAGTCCACACAGGCTCTGGTACAGCAGCCGATGTTGACTATCTCACCATCACAGGCGTTAGGGCATACTAATGAGCAACTGGTACGCTGGTAATAATAGCACCAACAACGGCTCCTTTGGTTGGCTCTTTGAAGCCAGTGGCGGTAGTCCTATCAGCGTCAATGCCACTGGTGTCAGCGCTACAGGCTCTGTTGGTAACGTCAATGTCAATGTAGGCATTTCTGTAGACGTCACAGGCGTCAGTGCCACAGGTGCTGTTGGTAGCGTCACTGTTGTCTTTGTAACGTCAGTGCCTGTGACAGGCGTCAGCGCTACAGCCTCTGTTGGTAGTGTTGATGTCAACACAGACGCTAACGTAGACGTCACAGGAGTCAGCGCTACAGCCTCTGTAGGCTCTGTTACTGTTGAAGCTGATGCTGTCGTAGATGTCACTGGTGTTAGCGCTACAGGAGCTATAGGCTCTGTTGCTGTCACAGGTGATGCCAACGTTGCTGCTGTTGGTGTCAGCGCCACAGGCACCATTGGCACTGTAGGCTTCATCACCAACAACACCTTTGGTGTCACAGGTGTCAGTGCTACCGTCTCTGTTGGCACTGTTACCATCACCTTTGACACCAAAGCCAACGTCACTGGTGTAAGCGCTACAGGTGCTACAGGCTCTGTTGCTGTTACTGGCACTGCTGTCGTAGACGTCACAGGTGTTAGCGCTACAACGACATTAGGCGATGAAGTTGTTGTTGCTAAGGCTGTTGTAGACGTCACAGGCGTTAGCGCTACAACAACGTTAGGCTCTGTTGCTGTCACCACCACAGCCAATGTCAGTGCTGTTGGTGTTAGCGCTATAGGCGCTGTAGGCTCTGTTGTTGTCACAGCAGATGCTGTTGTAGATGTCACCGGCGTTAGCGCTACAACAACATTAGGCAACGAAGTTGTCACTGCTGATGCCAATGCCTATCCCAATGGCAACATCCTTAACGGAAGCATTGGAGACGTAGACCACAGCACCAATGCCAACATCAGCGTCACTGGTGTTAGCGCTACCATCTCCTTAGGTACTGCTGTTGCGTCCATTGCCATCACAGCAACGACAACAGGTGTTAGCGCTACAACGTCCTTAGGTGATGAGACAGTAGATACAACAGCCAATGTAAGTGCTGTTGGTGTAAGCGCTACAGGCGTTGTAGGCAATGTAGACTTCATCACCAACGCCAGCTTCGATGTTGTAGGCGTAAGCGCTACAGCATTCGTTCAGACAGTCATTGTCATTGCAAAAGCACAGGTGTTTGCTGCTGGTGTTGTAGGCACTACAGCGTTGGGTAATGAAGCAGTAGTCAACACCTCCTTTGACTATGAAGCTGTTAAAGAGCTGTATGAAAGACTACGCACTGTCTATGTAGGCTCTAAAGATGAAAGAAAGACCTACATTGATGGTCAAGCAAGAAAAGTGTATGTTGACGGTAGAGACACAAGAAGAGTGTCTGTTGATGCTCAACAACGCATTGTCTATGTCACTTCCGATAGAACAACATCTTCTAGTGAACGAAGAGCCTATGTAGGCTTGAGTTGACAAAAGTAGTGTTTACTTTTATAACACCAGGCTAAGGAAATCCTATGTCGTATAAATGGCCCAACAAAGACCCTGATGAAATCTTGGACTACAGCGTAGACTGGTCTAGATGGCTTGGCACGGGTGTCACTATTTCTACTGTAGCCTGGTTCGTTGACAACGCCTCTGGTGTCAAGACAGCCTTCAATGCTACCAATGTTGTCAACGGTCTTCAGAACGTGTCACAGACAGCTACAACCACTGTTGCCACTATCAACCTTGGCTTAGGCACAGTGAACAAAGAATACAAAATCTATTGTCGTATCACCGACAGTAGTGGATCTATTGCTGAGCGTGTCATCAAGCTCAACATCAAGGAAAACTAATGGCATACAACTACCTTGAACTTGTCAACGCTGTCAACAGAAAGCTGAATGAGGTTGAACTCACTTCAGCGACCTTTGCTACGGCTAAGGGTTGGTATGCTCAATGCAAAGACGCCATCAATGCTTCTCTGCGTGACATCAACCAAAGCCATTTTGAATGGCCTTTCAATCATGTCAGCACAGAAGAGACGTTGACGGCTGGTACAAGCAGATATGCTTTTCCTATCGATGCTGGCTCTCTTGACTTTGATAGCTTCAGAGTCAAAGAAGACAGCACCTTTGGCAACAAGACAACGAAGCTGGAAGTGCTGACATATGATGACTATCTGAAGCACTATGTAGACCAAGAATATTCTTCTGACACCAGCATCAGAAATGTTCCCAGCAGAGTCTGCAACGCTCCTTCACAAGAATACATCGTCGTACCTCCGCCAAAGGAAGCGTACAAACTCGTCTACGAATACTATCGTATTCCTGTTGATCTGGAGAAGTTTGACGATGTTCCCTTTATTCCTGAGAGATATAAGCATGTCGTCTTAGACGGTGCTATGTATCATTCGTATATGTTCAGAGGGAATGAACAAGCTGCTACGTTGTCAAAGACTAAGTTTGATGAAGGCATCAAGAGAATGAGAACAGTGCTCATCAACAAGTATGAGTATCTGACATCGACCTATGTAGCAACAGGTCCGTTCTTCATTGCTGGTCCGAGGCTCGGCTGATATGGACAGAATTGAGAGTTTTCCTGTAGCGTGCTCTGGTGGACTCATCACCAACCTATCTCCTATTGAGCAAGCAAATCAGTTTCCTGGTAGTGCTAGAGAGCTTGTCAATTTTGAATGTTCTTTGAAGGGTGGATACAGGCGCATCAAAGGCTATAGAAAGCTCAACACTTCTCCTGTTCCTGTCTTTGCAACGATGTTGGTAAAGCAAGCACACAGCGCTGGTGCTACCTCCATTGTTATCTCTGATCCTTTCTTTCAGCTAGATCAAAACATCACCTTTACCATTGCTGGACAGGCTACGGTGTATACGGTGTCTTCTCGTAGTTATTACGACGAAGGTAGATCAGCCACTGTCAATTTTAGTCCTGCTCTATCTGCCAACGTTGCTGACAAGGCTGTTGTTACCATCACAGGCTATACAGGCATTGGTGTTTCATATGCTCAAGCATCAGCGTTCTATCCTATGTTGTGTGTGCAGCCACCTAGAGCATACATTAGCACGTCTGGGTATCATTCCTTTTTGTCTAATGCATTAGATCCTGTTAGTGCTACTTCTTTTAGTGCTGTTCCCTACCACAACGGAACAACATTGGTTGATGGAGCAGGACAGACAGGTACAACATTAGTTGTTGATGGTCTTGTTTTTAAGCCAGACGTTGGAGACACCTTTTACATCAGTGGCGTTACAGATGTTTATTCGGTGTTATCTGCTACCGACTTGGTAGGAACACAATCAACACTTACTTTAGCGCAGAGTCTTACATCCTCTCCTGCAAATAATGCAGCTATCACTTGGTATCACTCGGGTCTTGTAAAAAACATTTCTGCTTCTGCGTTGAGGAGACAGCACGCTAGATTCATCAAAGACGGCATTGAAAACATTGTCTTTGTCACAGGAGACTATCCTGTTCTCATTGAGCCTTTGAAAGGTTATCGACTCCTTAACGAAAACAGCGAGGTTGATGGTGCTTCTTGTGTTGCTTATCACAAAGACCATTTATTCTTCGGTGTAGGTAACAAACTTATTCACACAGCTCCTTTTGACGTCTATTCCTATGATCCAGCATTAGGTAGTGCTGTCTATCTTTTTGATGGGATCATCACGGGTCTTCGTTCTTTTAGAGATCAACTCATCGTCTTCACTACAACAAAGATTTATAGATTTACAGGCAGCACTGTTGAAGATTTTGCTAGAAGCCCTGTCACAGAAAGCATAGGTTGTACCAATCCTGAATCAATTCATGAAGTTGGTGGTGACCTTGCTTTTCAGACCAACGACGGAATACGTTTGTTAGGTGCTACAGAACGCCTAGGAGATTTGAACATAGGCTCTATCACTGCCAGTATTCAAGACAAGATTGAGGCTGTCATTGCCCCTTCTGCCAGCACTTCTAATTCTGTGTTTCAAACAAGTGTTGTCATCAACGCAAAGAGTCAATATCGTATTTTTAGATATGACTATGCAGGCGCAGAAGCAGACTCCATAGGTCTTATTGGTACGTTGAAAGACCAAGGCAAATTTGAATGGGCAGAAACAAAAGCATTTAGTGTTTGGTTTGCTGATTACAACTACGGTTTTGTTGGTCTCAACTTCACCAATGAAGGCAGAGTGAATGAACTCACTGTGTTCTGCAATGGCTACGATCCTTATCTATATCAAATGGATAGCGGAAACACCTTTGACGGCACTACCATAACAGCAACATATACAACACCATTCTTCTATTTCAACGACCCCAAGACTAGAAAGACTCTGCATTCCTTATCTGTGTCAACAGAGAGAGATGTAAACATTGCTTTCACAGCCAATGTCCTTCTTGACTTCAATGAGTCTGATGTTATTCAACCTGCTTCCATTTCTATGGGTAACACATCAGGAATCTTTGGAGACAACATCGGATCAAACTTTGAGACGTTGCTCATTGGCAACGGTAAAAATGCGTCAATTCAGTTTGTCAGCAGCGCGGCTAACACCGACTTTAGCTTCAAAGACATGACAATTGAATATAGCACCAATGATAGAAGGTAGTAGTCTATGTCGTCTTCACAACAAGCAGCAGAGTCTGGTGCTGTCCTTATTGCTAAGGCTGCACCACCAGCAACGGTGTCATTAGCTACATTGGCTGGTTACCAGGTGTCAGAATTGTTGCTATGGGCAACCCTTATCTACACAGTGTTGATGATTGGACACAAACTCTACACCATCTATAAAGACCTAACATCGTGATAGATCCTGTTAGCGCCTTTGCTGCTGCCACTGCTGCCTACAACGCCATCAAAAGAGGCATTGAACTAGGACAAGAAATTGAAGGAATGGCTTCACAGCTTGGGCAATGGTTTGGTGCTTGTGCTGAGGTAAAGAAAGCTGAAGAAGAAGCCAACAATCCTTCTGTGTTTAAGAAGCTGCTTCATAAAGGCTCTGTTGAACAGGAAGCCTTGGAAGCATTGATGCGACGTAAGAAGATTGAAGAGCAAGAGAGCGAGCTTAGGACAATGATACTTTATAGGTACGGACAAGGTGCCTACAGAGAGATGATAGAGGAACGTAGGAAGATTGAAACAAGACGTAAACGTCAAGAACATCTTCAAGCAGAAAAACGCAAACAGATGGCTTTAAATACGTTTATGGTGTCTGTCATCATCTTTTGTTCCTACCTCATCTACGTCATCTCAGACTTCATTCTCACTCATTTGAAAGGAAACGAATTATGATGAGCCTGTTATCAACTGTGTTGTCTTTCTTAATGGGAGGCTTACCTAAGCTGCTTGACTTCTTTCAAGACAGAGAGGATAAGAAGCATGAGCTTGCTTTAGCTCGTATGCAGAACGACAAAGAGCTTCAATTGATGGAGAAAGGCTTTGCTGCTCAAGCCCGCGTCGAAGAAATCAGAACAGATCAAATGCAGGTTGATGCCAGCATTCGACAACAAGAAGCTACGGTAGATCATCAGAAGGCTTTGCTGGCCCACGACATTGCTATTGGCAAAGGAGCTAGTTTGTGGGTAACAAACTTAAGAGCCAGCATCAGACCTGTTGTCACCCTCATCTTTGTTCTTGAGCTTGTCATCATCAACTTTGCCATTATTTGGTGGGGCTGGTCTGAGGGCTTAGATTTCATCACTGTCGCTAGCCAAGCATTCACTGAAGATGAGATGATCATTCTGTCTTCCATCATTGCCTTCTGGTTTGGTACACAAGCCTTCTCTAAGAAATGAAGACAAGCAAGAAAGGTCTTGATTTGATGCATCGCTTTGAAGGGTGCATGTCAAAGCCCTATCTTTGTCCTGCTCACATCTGGACTATTGGGTATGGTCATGTTCTCTATCAAGAACAGATTAAGCTCCCTGTTATCAGAAATGACAACTACTCTGGCATAATTCGCAAGGAATATCCTCTTAAAAAAAAGGATAACAGAGTGTGGAGCAAAGATGAAATTAACGAGCTTTTTGAGAAAGACATTGAATTATTTGAGCGAGGTGTACTTCGTCTTGCTCCTGTCCTTGCTGGTCGTCAAGGAGCATTCGACGCTTGTGTCTCTTTTGCCTTTAATGCTGGGCTAGGTAATTTTCAACGCTCTAGCATTCGTATGGCTATCAACAGACAGGATTGGGAGAAAGCAGCAGACAGCTTTATGGCTTGGACTAAAGGTGGCGGCAAAGTGTTGCCTGGCCTAGTCAGGCGCAGAGAAGCTGAGAAGGCTTTGTTCTTGAGCGACATTTAATAGGAAGAATATGAAAACATCCTTTACCTCTAAGCAGCGTGAAATACTAGCTCGTAAGATGGGCTACGACGGCCCTATGCAGGGCTTTGATGACTTTCTTAATAGCTCACCAGCGTTGATGATGAAGTACAACGCTGTGACGGATAAGTATGCTCAGAGGATGGCTAAGGGAGGGTCTGTCACGGGTTATGCTGTGGGTGGTGTTGTTAGCTATGAAGAATGGCTGAAGACAGCGCCTAAGACTCAGAGAAGAGCTTTTGGTGGTACAAGGGCACTGACTGAACAAGAACTCCGTGATAACTACGAAAAATATCGTCAAAATCCTACAGGCGCCGGTGAGAGTTTTGCCACTGACATTACACCACCAGAGCCAACAGAACAGCAACAAACGACAGCACCTGCGCCAGCACCTGCGCCAGCACCTACCTCTACGACTAACATCACCCTTCCAGGCGTTAGCACTGGAACTACACCTGTCACTGTTTCTCCTAATGTGTCTCAGCAAATGTCTGAGATGGGTCCGTTTCCTCGAGGGACAGCGCCAGCACCTGCGCCAGCACCTGCGCCAGCACCTGCGCCAGCACCTGCGCCAGCACCTGCGCCAGCACCTGCGCCAGCACCTGCGCCAGCACCTGCGCCAGCACCGAGCGTCACAGGCGGTGGTGACGTCACCTTCAGCGAAGAACAAGGACGCACTGGTACACCTTCACCAGGTGCTGCTGCTGGCTTCACCCCTGCAACGACATCAATTACACCGGGGCAAGACATCTCGGGTGTAGGGGGTGCTGGCACTGCTAAGACGGTGACAGATATTAAGACAGCAACGGCTGAAGAAGCAAAGATGCCTGCTGCTATCACAGCAACGACAATGGAGGCGTCTAAGTCTGCTGAAGGTGTTAAAGGTGTATTAGAGGGAACCAAGCCACTTAGCTTTGAAGAGTGGAGTAAAGATAAGGTTTTTCCTGCTGTTATAAGAATAGGGCCCGATGGAGAACCTATTGATGCCGCACGAGAAGGATATGAAGAATATGTCAGAACCTTCAAACCTGAAGGCGGTGTTCAAGCTGTAAAAGGCACTGTCAGCAAAGAAGCTCAAGTTGATGCAGCACAAAAAGAACCTACAGAGACTGTTCTGTCCGACCTAGAAGCAGAACAGCTTGATAAAGCTAGAGAGGTTCAAGCACCTCCTGAACTCACTGTAGGTGCTGGTGAGCTTTTGGACAAATCTGCTGTCAATATGGCTAAGGTTGATGAAGCCATTGCCAAGACAAAGGAAGAAGCTGCACAAGGGGTTGTCTCTGAAGACATGACCGTACAGGGCCAGCTTACGAAGCTCACAGCAAATTTTGATGCTAAGAATCCTCCTGGCTGGGCCGCTGGCGCTCTGCGTGTAGCTACAGCCACATTGGCACAGAGAGGCTTAAGCGCTTCTTCTATGGCAGGCGCTGCTATTGTCCAAGCAGCTATTGAGTCGGCCTTACCTATTGCAACTACCGATGCTAAAGCCTATCAAGCAATGGCTGAGCAAAATTTAAGCAACAGACAAGCAATGGCTGTGCTGGCGGCACAACAAAGAGCCGCTTTCTTAGAACAAGAGTTCAACCAAGAGTTTGAAGTGAAGGTGAAGAATGCTGCTCGCATTGCTGACGTTGCCAATATCAACTTCACAGCTAAACAACAAATTGCGTTAGAGAACGCCAGGCTAGCTCAGTCTGTGGATTTGGCAAACTTAGAGAATAGACAAGCTGTTGTCATCGCTAAAGCGGCTCAGATGGCTACGTTAGAAACCACCAACCTAACCAACCTACAGCAAGCTGCTGTTACAAATGCTCAGTCTTTCTTGGCAATGGATATGGCAAACTACGACAGAGAGCAGAAGACAACACTGTTTAAGACAGAGCAACTTGTACAGTCATTGTTGTCTGACACAGCGGCTGAGAATGCTGCTAAACAGTTTAACGCAGCAAATAAGACTCAGGTAGATCAGTTCATGGCGACTCTTGCTTCTACAATATCTCAGTTTAATGTAGCTCAGCGTAATGCTCTAGCTCAGTTTAGTACAGATCAAGTGAACTCAGTCACAAAGTTCAACACTGAACAAGAAAACCTGAGGGATCAGTTTAACTCTACGCAGCGTCTCGTCATCGATCAGAGCAATGCTCAATGGCGTAGAGAAGTAAGCACTGCTGACACTGCTGCTCTCAATGTTGCTCTGTATTTAGGTGCTCAGAATTTGCAACAGATGACGTTGGCTGAGTACAATAATGAGACTCAACTCTATCGAGATCAGATTGAGAAGGTGTGGTCTAGCTTTGAGAAGAATGAAGATAGAAGAGCAGAAATATTAAAAGCAGAAATCAGCGGTGCCGCTGCTGAAGACGCCGCCGAGGCTGGACTATGGCAGAGTATTGTTGGTGGGCTGATGAAGCTCTGATAAAGGAACATCAATGAAAAACTACAAATCAGTCATTGCAAGAGTTGACTCAATCATCAGTAAAAGAAACAAGACACTTCCTGTGTCTACATCTGGTTTGCTTGCCCCTAAGATGAAGCAACCATCAAAAGGCGGTAATAGCATTGATGAGCAAATTGCTGATTACATTGAAATGATTCGGAAGCAACGTCAAGAACTCGTTGGTCAACGTAAGGAAAAGAAGAAATGATTGGAGCACTATCACCTACCATCCCAGGTATGTCTTTGACAACAGAGCCTGGTAATAGACCTTGGGAACAGCCTCCACAATATACAACGCTTGACCAAGTTGTTGCTTATTATGCAGAAAAACTAACGACAGAAGAAGCTGTTGATAGTCTGTTGTTAGCAATGGAGAACAACATTGCCTTGATGCGTCTAACACAAGGCATCATCAAAATGGGCATTATGAATGGTATCCACACTGTTGATTTAGGTTTTGTTGCTACTCCTATCATCATTGAGTTGATGAAAACCATTGGCGACATGAATGATGTTGGCTACATAGTTGAAGACGAAGACTTTGAAAAAGCAACAGACATTGATGAGAATATGGCTAAAGAAGTGTTGAGAGGCGCTGTTGCTACAGTGAAAGAAGCTCCTGCTGTAAAGCAGGGCGGTTTAATGTCTAAGGAGTAAATATGGGACTGGCTTTACTAGGAGCGCTGGCTGGGTTTGCTCAAGGCTTAGGCTCTCGCGTTGAAAAAGAAAGAGAAGAAAATGAAGAGCTTCTTAAAACGCGTCTTCAGTTTGCTGCTGTCAACAAGAAGAAGAGAGAAGAAGAAGTAAAAGCTGTCAGAGAAGAACTGTCTGGTCGCTATTCTGAAGTGATGCCTTGGCTTGAACCCACTACTGATGAGGCCGTGAAGCTGGCTCTCATCTCAAACCCGGAAATTGCAAAGCAGTTTACAGAGCGCAGAAAAGCTGGAGATGTTATTGATGCTGCTACGTTTGTCAGAGAAAACGCAGCCGAAATTAGAAAGAAGGCTCCTAAGGGGTTTGAGACAGTAAGAAAGCTCATTGACTCTTTTGGCGCTGCTCCAACACCAATGACAGATGAACAGATGCAACAGGCGTTTGGTCAAAAAGAAGGCTTCATGGGCTTCAATGTTGGAACTAAGCCAAGCAGAGCAGAAAAGATTGCTAGCGGCTTAGGCGCTGGTTCTGCCAGAGAACTGCTTGCTTATGAGAATATGCAGCCGTTACAGAGAGATCCTTTCTCTGGTATTGCTACCATCAATACAGAGCAATATGGTCCTATGGCTGATTCTGTTGAAAAGGCGTATGAGAAAGCGCAGATAAATCTTTTCAATGCCGAACGTAGATTTAAGGAAGACGACCCTCGTCTGATAAAACTTAGAGAAGAAACAGCCGCTCTAAAAAATCAGATTGAAGCTCCTGTTAAGTCTCTGGATGAAAGAGCCAATAAACTGGCATCTCAACTTCAGATGGCTGAGAGTGAAGGAGATGCTGATTCTGCCGCTGCTATCAAATCCCAACTCGATGTACTTTATACCGCTATCAAAAATCACAAGACAGCGATGGAAGGAAATAAACCTAAGAGCGTTGCCACCATCACCTCCAGTGTTGAGAAGGCTATTCAAACACGCCTAGAGGAAAAATATGGTGTTGAGTTGTTCTCTGAGCCTAAGACAATTTCTTTAGGAGACGGTGAGTTCTACGTGGCTAGAGGACTGAAGAGCAGCGTCACTCCTGAGGTTGAACAACAAATCTTGAGAGACAAACGCAGCTTCGCACAAGCAGCACTAAGAGCTTATGGTCTCCTCGATGATAAGGGACAACCTCTTTACGATTCTGTGCGCGATGTGATGTACAACTATGGTTTGCGTGGTTCATTACCTCAAAGACAACAAGTTGGTGGCGCAGCGTCTCCGACAGCAACACCACCCGCTGCTACTACTGCTCCTGTTAGACCAGCTTCAACACAGCCCTCTCCCACAACAAGTGGTCCAGTCACTGTAGAGTTACCTAATGGAAGCAAGGCAACCTTCCCTAATCAGAAGGCAGCAGACGATTTTAAGAAAGCAGCAGGTATCCGCTAATGGCAACAGACTACGAAGAACTTGCTAAGAAGTTTGGCGGTCAGGTACAGACTGACTACGAAGGGCTTGCTAAGAAGTTTGGAGGCTCTGTCTCTACAGAAGAGCCTCCACAACCCGCCAGAACAGCCCCTGTTCGCGCTGCACAGGCTCAGCCTACCCGTCCTACACCAACGCCTGTTACAGCCCCTGTAGCGCCTCCTACGCCTTCTGGACGGATGCCTACAGCCGCCTTCACTGAGGTAGGTGATGTTGACACCACAGGCCGCTTTGGTTCCACGATGGAGATGGAAGGCTTTGGTCCCATGCTAGAGATGGGAACACCTGTCACTGTTTCTGACATTGCCTCACAGAAGGACAAGCTCAACATCATTCAGCGCTATATGAAGGAGCGCTTCCCCAACAAGCCCATGCCTAAAGAGCCTGTGAAGCTGGTGGAAGAGTTTCAGCGTTCTCAGGCTAAGAATGACATGGAGCTAGGCTATGAACTGACATGGGCATTGAATGCGAAGCCTGAGCAGAAGGAAGTGGCGAGGCAGGCTTATGGTGTTGCTAAAGAACTAGGCACTACCTTTACTCAAGAGTTGAGGGCGGTTTTGACTAGCCCTTCGACATATGCTGGTGGTGTTGCTGGCTGGTTGACTAAACAAGCTCTGTTGAAACCTGCTGTTGTTAGCGCTACCAAGAAAGCCTTGGCTGTTACTGGTGTCACAGCCGCTGTTGAAGGCGGTGCTGCTGGTACTCAAGATGTCATAAGACAACGTACAGAAAAAGAACTTGGTCTTAGAGAAGAAATGAGTTATGCACAGACAGCTTTGTCTGTCGGTGTTGCTACTGCTTTAGGCGCTGTCGGTGGTAAAGGTGTTGCAGACATCAAGGTTGAACAAGCTCCTGCCCGCATTGCTTCCTTGGTTCAACGTAAGAAGGGAGCGCCTGCCCTTACTGATAAGCAAACAGCAGACTTCTTGAAGCAATTTGCTGCAAAGGAGAAGTCTGTTGGTGAGAACAGAAAAGCGTTGTTTGCCGATAGTTTTGCTAGGCGTGAAGCCAGAAAAGAAACACTGGACAAGATGGATGCTCCTGGTGCTGTCACTGAAGCTGTGTTGAATGAAAACACTGTTGCTGACATCTTCAAAGTGGCTAAGCAGATTTACATCGATAACCCATTGCTTCGCCCTGATTTGAATGAAGTGAGAATTACACAGGCTGTTGCTAACACGCTTAAAGAAGCCGATGTTGACACCATTCAACAGGCAGCAGCACGCGCTGGTGTCAACAACAAAGAGTTCTTAGAGACGTTTAGAGTGACGCTGTCTCAGGCCGGTGCAACGTTGAAGGAAGCATCTTCGTTGGCACAGTTTCTGAACAAAGCAACTAAGGGTGATCCTAAGCTAGAAGAAGCTCTGAAGAATATGTCAAGGGCTTCCTATGGCACTGAGTATTGGTCAGGTAAAGCAATAGACTTTGGTACTGGGGTTGTTGGGACATCCGTTGCTGCTTCAACTGCCAGCTTGTCCACTGCCGTGCTAAACGCCATTGGCCTTGCTGGTTCTGTTCCTTTGAAGGTAGCTGCCGACACTGTTGATGCTGTGTATTCAACAGCAGGAAGAATGTTATATGACCTAAGAGGTGGTGTTCTAACTAAAGACAGAGCCAAAGAAGACGTCTCTGAAGCCTTTGCTGACAGCTTCTTTGTTCTTAAAACAATGGCTGATGCTGGCTACACATCCGAAGTTACAGACTTGATGTTGAAGAATCAGCCTCGTCTTAACAATTTGCTTAGCTCTGTCGGTGCTGAAACAGATAGCAGAGGGTTGCCAGCATCCGTTGCAAAGGTAATGAACACCATCAACATTGCCAACAGAGCCGTTGACAGTGTTGTTCGTCGTCCTATCTTCTTACAAGCTGTCAAAGACAGAATGGATGCTGTTGGCTTGGACTACGAAGACTTCATTGCAAATAATAAGGCTATTCCTGTTGCCCTGCTTAAAGAAGCTGCCGATGATGCTCTGAAGCTAACCTTCTCATATGAGTTTAAGGAGACAGGGGAGAGGAGCTTTGAAGGGGCTGCTGAGAACTTAGCAGCATTTACGCTTCAGCTTTTCAACAGGAATGGTTTAGCTGGTATCCCTGGTAAGCTAATTCATCCATTCATGCGCTTCAGCTTGAACTCTATTCGATATACCTATCGCATGACACCGGCTTCTGCTTTAGGCGGTGTTCAAGAACTCAGACAATCTAGGAAGTTTCTGAATGAAAGTGAGAAACTTAGAGCAGCCGGTAACGACAAAGAAGCCGATGAGTTTGGAGCAAAAGCTGCTGGTTTGGCTTATGACGCAAAGAAGAAAATATTAGACGCTACTGTTGGAACTTCTGTTATCTACGGAGCAATGGCGTTTCGAGAAGAAAACTCTGACCTTGAAGCACATCAGTATAGAGATGATGATGGCAATATTAAAGACGGCAGTGGGTTATTCCCGTTTGTCAACATCTCTTACATGGCAGAGGCTGCTTTATTAATGAGAGACATGTCTCAGACTCTTTGGTACACGCTGAAGATGTCTAAAGAAGAAAGACAACAAGAGGCTACCAAGTTTAAACAACAAGCTGAAAGTCTTGCCTTAAACGAAAAAGGACGTCAAGAACTTTTACTAAAGGCTGAGCAGCTTGAACTCAACAGAGTCAGGAAGTTCGACGGGCAGAAATTTATGGAGATAATGACAGGCATGGGCAGGTCTTCGCTCTCACAGAATACTGTGTTTGAGAGGGTATCCCGTCTGTTTGAAGAAGGTATCACTACAGATGTTGAAAGAAAAGCAGGCACAGAAGTTGGAGACTTCTTAGGACGTTTTGACAACTTCTTCAATCCCGCCTATGACGCTGTTAACTTCTTGTTGGAAGACTACAGTGTCGTTGACACCAGAGCGCCTGTAGAAGGCTTAGGCACCTTTACCGGCGCTGTTGCAGCCCCTGTCTTAGGACCTATACCAGGCGCCAGAGGGTTCTTAGAAGAGCGTCCTTCGCTGTTCCAGACAACACCACAACAGGTTCCTACGGTGTTGAGACAACTTCAAGGTGTTCGCCCCACGCCACCAACAAGTGTGGCAGAGAACGAACTAGCGCGTCTGCGTATTTCTTCCTTTAGCTTGTACAAGTCTACAGGTGACCGTACCTTAGACAATCTCACCATCAGAGAAGCTGCACCTCTTGTTGAGGCTGCTGTGGATGATCTTGTCAACAAAGACAAGGCTTATCCTTTTTTGTCTATCAATGAACAACGTAGGACTATGAAGTCAAGAATTAGTCAAGCCATCAGCATGGCTAAGACTAACGTACAAGATACCTATCTCGAAACAAACCCTGAGAAGAGTGTCAACAGGATGTTTGAGGGTCTTGGCAAAGAGAAGAGAGACGCTGCTGTTGATAGATTTATCAAGACAGAGAAGAGAAGACCAGAGTCACTGCGTGACAAACTTCGCATCATTCACGGTGAATTTGACATTGCTGAAGCTATTGGTAAAGACTTCAACAAAGGTGGATTTGTTCTAAGAAGATAGAGCAATATTCGCTGTACAGCAAAAAGGCCCAATTAAGGGCCTTTGTTTTTGGTGCGGAGAAGGGGATTCGAACCCCTAAAACTCAGGGTTTAAGCCTGATACGTATGCCAATTCCGTCACCCCCGCTGTTGTTGGTGCTGGAGATGAGACTCGAACTCATGAAGGTTTCCCGACGGCTTACAAAACCGTTGCAATTGCCGCTATGCGACTCCAGCTTTGGCGCATCCAGTAGGAATCGAACCTACAACCTACGCCTTAGAAGGGCGTTGCTCTGTCCAGTTGAGCTATGGACGCTTCTTTGTCAATGCCTCTTATACTCGTCCGTCACATTGACAGAGTCTTCAACACCGCAATAGTGACACCAATCTAGCCACACAGGATAGGGTGCCATTATCGTCTCTCTAGGCTCTCCACAGAGAGTGTAATGACGTCCACTTCGTGTTACAGCCTCCAGCTTCTCCATGTCAAAGCTCTTGATTGCTGTAGACACCCTGGTTGCCCACATGTCTGTGAAGTCAAAGCCAACAATGTGTCGCTCTAGTTCTCCTTTATATTCAATCTCATAGATTGACCAGTCTTGGACACTTACAGACTTGCAATGTTCAATGGACGTTACGGGAGTTAGAAACATTTTTGATCCTCTGAAGGTTGTCGAAATAGGCCCTGTCAAAACCACGTTGCCATTCTTTTCCGCGTGTTGACGTCAAAGAATATTTACACTCAAGCCATCCTCTGCTGAAGGCGTAATAGCCCTCCTTGAATGCATAGGATGGCTCTACTTTTCTCATCTCCATTGCTGTCCTCGCTCTGGTGTTGTTAAGGAGCCTCAATGTTGCCACACCGAAGCTCTGCTGTCAACTCTTGTTCTTGATGTAGGTGGCGTCTTCTTCAATTGGATACATGTCACCGATGAAGATGGTGAAGAAAGGAATCTTGATGATGACGCCTGTGTAGCACAAGATTTGATCGTGCTTGGTGATGTTGCCATCATCATCGTAGTAGTCAGTACGGTAGCAATTTTCGTTGTTGTATTCGATGTCAAAGCCAATGCCTTGACGCAAAGTAATCATGATGCTCATTGTTGTTCTCCATCTTCATATTGCATCTTAGCCACGATGTAGTCTTTCACCAAGCTACTGCGGCAGATGTCATCTACAGTGAACTCAAATTTACTGAATTGCTTCATAGCACCAGCAATGTTCAAGAACTTGTTCAAGCCAGACTTATCGTCTTTCTTCTTCAAATCAGTCTGACGTACATCACCACAGAAGATGATTTTACTGGTGTGTCCAACGCGGGTGATGACGGTGTCGAGTTCTTCAAAGTTGCAGTTTTGGAACTCATCAACGAGGATGATGCTGTTGCTAAAGGTGGTGCCTCTGATGAACGATGTAGACAAGAACTCCACATGTCCTTGCTCACAGAGCCTGTCCCAAGCGTCCTTGCGTGCAAACAAGTCTGTTGTGATTTGACGATAGGGCTGGATGTACACCTCCATCTTCTCATCAACACCACCAGGCAAATATCCCATCTCTCTGCTTTGTACAGCAGACCTGATGATGACCACCTTACCAAACGGTGTAGACCTATCTAGGACGTCTTCTAAGGCTTTGTACAGGGCGATGTAGGACTTGCCTGTACCTGCGACACCGTGAAGACACATGAAGTAGTGACCTCTGGCATAGGCTTCAAAGAAATCACGTTGTGTATCACTCTTAGGCTGAATCGTTGACATGTCGTCTAGCTTCACCTTAAGAGAGTTTGTTCGCTGCGCTGGAGGCGCTTCACCAGAGCCTTCAAACAAAGCTGCCCTCTTCTTCGTTACCATAAATCTCCTTCCTACAAATGAAAAGAGGGCCATTATAGCCCTCTGTTTGTTACTGATTAGCGAATTTCACAGCTACCTGCGGTACAGGACAACATCTGAATTCCCTCAACGTTGTCCGTCATCTCTAGGAAACCATCCCAATCGATGTCGGTTGGCATTAGCTTCAGCATCTCTTCGTATTGATCTCCATTGATTTCCTCATATGGAGCCTGGCGATAAGTGCCTCCGTCATATGGAAGGAAGCTAACGCCAGTGATTTCATCGAAGTGTTGCCACACCCAAGCACCAACAGCAGGCCATTCCTCTTCCTTCACAGAGATGGTCACAGAAGGCTTGTGCTCACACCAGTGACGTTGGAACATCAACCACAGCTTCAGATGCTTCAAAGCATCGATGTGATCGCGCAGAACAGCATCACCATCTGACTTCATCGGGAAGGAGAAGACAGTGGTGCTTTCTGGCTTCATCACACAAGGCTCAGCGGGGAAGCCTGCTTGCTTCATGAAATCCGTCAGAGGATCTTTGTTGTCACTGCGGACACGACGGATGTAATAGGCAGAGTGTTGTGGATGAATACCACTGGCAGTGCCTGTCAGTTGTGATGCTGTTCCCTCAGGCTTGACACAGGTGATAGCAGCCGAGACGTTGATGCCAATGTCAGCAGCAAACTTGGCGTTGGTTTCAACGGAGATGGCCCTCAGAGTCTCAAGAATAGCAGGTAACTCAGGATTGTCTGGGTTGTTCAGCAGAGCGTTGTCAAGAATGCCCGTCATAGACACACCCAACAGACGCTCTTGTTCTGTGTTGGTCTGCCAAATCTTTCGCAGATATGGGAAGTTGGTCATCGTCGATTGAAAGGTGCCCAAGATCGTTGCCATAGCAACCTTATCAACCAATCGCTCCACAGTATCACTGCTACGAACAGCAATGGTAGATAGATTGCAAAATTGATAAGGACGAAGAATAATCTCGCTGCAAGGGTTCGTACCCCACTCATGTCCTAGTTCTCTCCTTCCATTCTTAGCTGCTTGGAGATCGCTTGCATAGCGGCTGAAGATGCCTCGCTCACCACTGTGGCTGTCATAGATGGAGCACCACTCACGCATGAACTTACCGACATCAGGCTTGCTGTCATACACAGCGCTGTTGTTTGCAAGAGCACGCTGACCGTTGCCGTCCCACCAACTTCCTGCCTTAGCGTGCGCCATGCGATCATCGCTGAGATCAGACAATGAAATCATTGCACTACGACGAACACCACCAACCACAACAACTTCACCAATCTTGCACAGGATGTCATGTGCCTCAAGACTGGTCAGCTTACGACCTACAGCGCCTTTGAACTTGGCAACAACATACTTGAACAGGTCTTCCAGCGGACCAGGCCCACTGGCACGCCCACCAAAGGTCTTCAATCGTGTGCCTGAGGGACGCACAGCAGAGACGTCCCATTTTGGGATTTCGCCTGCATAAAGAAGGGCGATGATTTGACGCAAAGACTTTGCCCAACCTTCCTTGGAGTCCTTGACAACAACCACAGTGTTAGAGTCAAAGAGACGATCAGGTACTTCAGGGAGCTTGTTGACATACTTTTGTTCCACGCTAAAGCCTACACCAGTGCCACACAGCAGGATGTACATAGCCTCATCGAACGCCTTAGTGTCGTCAATGGGCATATAGGAGCAGTTGTAACCAGCAACGTTCTGACGCTCCAGAGCCCCACCAGCGGTCATGATGGCACGCATAGACGGCAACACCTCACGGTTTACCATCTCTGTTTCCAGCTTCTGCCGCAGATCAGCAGGGATGTCGTAGTTGTGGTTCTTCTTCAGATGAGTCTGCATGAAATCGAAATAGCGCTTGACGCTTTCATGCCAATGCTCACGACGTCCCTTGTCATCAAGGAAACGTGCATAGCGGCTCTTTGCAATGTAGGTTTGATACGGTGTCATTTATTCTTCCTCACAGATACAAAAGGCAGCATCTCTGCTGCCTTAACAAAACGGGGTCGGTGGTTATATCACATTAGCGTTCGTCTCCACTACCTCCTATGACGTTACGTTGTTGACGAGAGTATAGCTTGTTGATGTTGTACATAGCCACTTCAGACAACGGGATGTCATACATCTTAGCAATGCTTGAGACAAACCACAAGACATCACCAAGCTCTTTCTTCAGCATCTCTGTGTAGTTGTCTGAATAACCGTCTCTAATGGCTTTAGCACGAAGGCTACAAACTTCTCCAACTTCACCAGCTAAGCCATTGAATAGATATTCATTGTTCTTAGCTGAGTCAAGCGCAAACTTCCAAGACTGCTGTTGGTAGGTGTCAAAGTCATTCATCATCTGTGTACCAA